CAGATCGTCGTCGCCGAGCGCGAACGAGAAGCGACCGTAGCCACCGAGACCGAACGCTTCTCCGGGCACGAAGGCGACCTTCGCCCGCTCCAGCACGAGGTCGGCGAGCTCGAGGGTGGTGGTCGCGGTGACGCCGTCGATCGGGCGGTGCAGCAGACCGGTCAGGTCGGGGTACGCGTAGAACGCGCCCTGCGGCTCGAGGCAGGTCACCCCGTCGATGGCGTTGAGCTGCGTCCACATCGTCTGCGCCCGCCGAGCGAACGCCGTGCGCATCATCACGACGTCGTCGAGCGAACCCGACACCGCGGCGAGTGCTGCGCGCTGCGAGACGTTCGCAACGTTGGACGTGGCGTGACTCTGGAAGTTCGTCGAGGCCTTGATGACGTCGTCGGGTCCGATCATCCAACCGACGCGCCAGCCGGTCATGGCGTAGGTCTTGGCGACCCCGTTGACGATGATGCACTGGTCCGCGAGATCGGGCACGAGGGTCGGCATCGAGGAGAACTCGTGATTGCCGTAGGTCAGGTGCTCGTAGATCTCGTCGGTGATGACCCAGACACCCTTCTCGACGGCCCACTCGCCGATCGCCTTCACGGCCGCGGGCGGATACACGGCGCCGGAGGGGTTGTCCGGGCTGACGAACAGCAGCACCTTGGTGCGATCGGTGTAGGCGGCGTCGAGTTGGTCGATCGTCACCTGGAACCCGCTCTCGGCGTCGGTGTCGATGATCACCGGGACGCCTCCCGCGAGGGTGATCGCCTCGGGATAGGTCGTCCAGTACGGGGCCGGACAGATCACCTCGTCGCCCGGGTCGCACAGCGCGGCGAAGGCCGTGTACACGGCGTGCTTGCCGCCGTTGGTGACCAGCACCTGCGAGGCGGTGCACGAGTAGCCGGAGTCGCGCAGCGTCTTGGCGGCGATCGCCTCCTTGAGCTCGGCAAGCCCACCAGCGGGCGTGTAGCGGTGGTTCCTGGGGTCCCGGCAGGCCTCGACGGCGGCCTCGACGATGTGGGCCGGCGTCGGGAAGTCGGGTTCACCGGCGCCGAATCCGATCACGTTCTCCCCGGCCGCCTGCAGCGCCTTCGCCTTGGCAGGCTCAGGCACTATGCCCGCTCGCTATGGCTCGCGGGCTGCCCGCCTCGCTACGCTCGGCGGGGCTTTTCCAACCCAACCCGCCCCCCAAAACCCATATTTCTTACATAACGAGTCTTAATTTGGTAATATTTAATGTAGATGTAGGATCTCACAAAAAAATTCCTCAAACCTCTAAAAACAGAAAAGTATTTAAACAAGTGAATCTTATTTTTGATAGGAATAATTGTTGTGTATGCGTGTTACCGGCGACAATTAGTTATATGGGCAGATTTCAGCCTTCTTTGTAGCCCATATTGTAAGTCGGGGGGCTGCTACATAAAGCAACTCACAGCAGCTTTGCAGTAATATAATGTTCTAGATGGCATACACGCTTGGAGTGGAAACATACCCCTTCTTTTTCTTAAATTTAACGACGAGGACACCTTCGTTTCGAGTGGAGATTTTTCTTATAAGTTGTGTATGCCATAGAAAGATTTATAAAGTCTTGTTCTGTGTATGTATATGGCAAAAGGTGTATCGGCACAAGAAGACAAGAGGAACAAACTAAACCATATAAAAAATTTCATAGAAAAAGTCTTTGCTGAAGGCGGGGAAGTTGATAAGAAAAAACTTATGGCTTTTTATGAAGTTGAGTTTGGAATTTCTAAAACAAGGATGAAAGAATATGTTGAAACTTTACAGACTCTTATGGAATTTTCAGATGTTGAAGGCGTCATAAAAAATGGAAGAATTTAAAAGAAGAACAGGACGAAGTCAAATAGTGCATACAATTAGGATGCTTTGGCTTAGGAGCGTAGAAAGAAGTGAAGCCTTGAAAAGAACTAAGTATTGCTGTGAAAAATGCGGAGTTAAAAGATCTGTGGCAAAAGGGAAAGAACAAAAAGTTGAGGTGCATCATAAAGAAGGAATAGGAAATTGGGATGCCGTCGTGGAAGTCATAAGAAAAGAAATCTTATGTGATCCGGACAACTTAGAAGTCTTATGCCCTGAGTGTCATGACAAACAACACAGATGATAACATACGACATAAACCGCCCCTGGACCTCTCTTGATAAATGGCAAGAAGAATACATAGGAACTCCTGCAAATCAAGATTGTTTTTTATTAAACGGAAGACAAGTAGGAAAAACAACTGCTATGTCAATAAAGTCTGTGGAATTATGTTTAAACCATCACAATAAAGGAGAATACATCTTAATCTGTTCTATAACTGAAAAACAAGCTTACCACATGTTAGCAAAAGCCTTAGCTTATGCAACTGAAAAATATTATAAAGAGATTGATTGGAGTAGAGATAAAAAACCAACTATGCATAGAATCAATTTTAAAAATGGAACAGGAATATTCTGTTATGCTGCAGGGGAAACAGGAGAAGGATTAAGAGGTTTTACAATAAAAAAGTTAATGATAGACGAAGGCTCAAGGATGTCAGAAGAATTTTTTATTGCAGTTTCGCCTATGCTCTCAGTTGTTGATGGAAGCATAGATATAGCTTCTACACCCTTCGGGAAAAGACATAAAGACGGAAGCGAGAAGTTTTTTTATAAATGTTCTAAAGATGAAAAATTTAAGAAGTTTTATGTTAGTGCTGAAGACTGCCCCAGGCATAGCAAAGAATTTTTAAAAAAACAAAAAGAAAAAATGTCTAAACTTGCCTATGCTCAGGAGTATCTAGCAATCTTTACAGATGAATTAAAAAGACTTTATGATGATGATTTAATAAATGAAATCTGCACAGAAAAAAGAACAATTTTAAGAACAGACTGCACACCTAAATTTTACATAGGGGTAGATGTTGCCGGGTTAGGAAAAGACGAATGTTCTTATGAAATAATAGAGAAGATTCAAAACAAAACATTATGGCAAAGAGAAAGCATAACAGAAAAAAGAAATCTAACAACAGACACTTCTAGAAAGATTATAGAACTAAACAAGATCTATAAATTTAAAAAGATTGGGATTGACGACGGCGGGATTGGTTTTGGAGTCTTTTCTGAGTTATTAGGTAATGATGAAACAAAAAGAAAAACCATAGCTCTAAATAACGCGTCAAGGGATATGGAGAGAGAAGAAGAAACAGGAGAATTTTCTCAAAAGAAACTTCTAAAGGAAGAAATGTATGTCAATTTATTAACACTTATGGAAAATCATAGAATTAAATTACTAGATGACGACGAAGTTAAAGCAAGTCTAACTTCCATACAACATGATGAAGGGAAGATTTTCGGGAGCAACGCCCATATAACAGAAGGAATTATAAGAGCAGCCTGGCTTGCTGAAAAAGACAAAACTTTAAATATCTATTGTTATTAAATAAACTATGGCAGATATTGGAGTTTGGACTAAAAATGCCGATATTCAGGCAAAGGCAGGAAACAAAGCAAATACAACTGCTAAGGCTGTCGCTGCAACTGATGTTTATGTTTTAGAAGTTGAAAGTTTAGTAAATTGTATTTGCCGATTTAATTTTTCTAATAATTATGCAGCTCTAAACGCAGATGTAAAGAATATTCTAAAAGGAGTTACAAGCGACTTGTGCGCAATCTATGTTATCCAATGGGATATGTCGGGCTATACCTCAAGAATAGAAGCAGAAAACATGGTAAATATTTTAAGAGATTCTGCTCTAAGAGGATTATCAATCTTACGAGATAAAAAAACTCAGGACTTCATAAATGGCGCATGATTTTAAAAAATTCCCGGAACTGACAAAAAGACAAATGGAATTATATTATTTTGAAAGCCCACATAAACAAATCACAGAAGACTTTAGAGCCTATGTAGTTAAAGTTACTGACGGAGATACAATAAGGGTAATTACTGAGTTTAGGGATTTTGATTTTCCAATAAGAATTTTAGATATGGATGCTCCGGAAATGAACGAGCCCGGGGGAAAAGAAACAAAGGATTGGTTAAGCCAAAGAATTTTAAACGAAGAAGTTGATATTATCATGACTTCAAATAGGGTAGATAAATATGGAAGATTATTAGGAAAATTATTTTACAGGGGGATGAATATGGCAGAAATGATGATTGTGTTAGGATTAGCGAAGACTTTTGTAGGAAGAACTGAGGGAGAACTCCCTAATTTAAATAAAGAACTGGCGGTAGAAAGATGGCTTTAAATTTTGGATTGTTTAATAATATCTTCAAACCAACTTTTGGAGATGATGAAGTAGGAACATACGCAGGAAACAACATAATTCCAAGAGCTTATGGCTCAATAATAACTTCTGAATCCCAAGTAGGAGATCCAAATCAAGACGACGTACAATTCACAACAGCCTATTATGCTAATTTTGAATACGAAAACGGAACAGATATGGGATTATACATAACAATCCCAAAGGAATATATCCCCTGCTCCATAATGGTGTGGTGCAACGCAGCATGCGGCATAAAGGAAGAAGACGATGTAAGTGCATGGTTTAGATTAAGAGATACAATCAATAGTGTTACTCTAGCAGAAACTTATGTGCAAAATGTAAAGATAAGAAATGGAGATGAATATAGGATATTTCCTGTTTCTTTAATGTGCATAAAAAAAGTAACAGCAGCAGGAACTTATGCGATAAGAGCGCAAATGAAAAGAACATCCATAGACCAAGCACTAGTTACAGGAAAACTATTTACATATTTAATTTATTCGGAGCAACAATAAAAAAATGGCAGAAACAAACATAGGAGCAGCAGTCGCAAGCGACTTAAAAAATGCAATAAGAGATTATAGCGTAGCAAGTCAAACTTTAGATAGAGCTGGGGCTTCACAAGAAACAAGATGGATAAATAAAGATTGGTCAAAATGGTATGGATACTATAAAGCTATTCCTGAATTAACAGCAGCCATAGATGCAAAAGCAACATGGACTATTGGAAAAGGTTTTACTTCTGACGAGGTAACTGAGATGATTCTAGAAGCAATAAGGGGATGGGGGAAAGATACATTTAACACAATCTTAGAAAACCTAGTTAGAACTTATCATATTAACGGGGATGCTTATGCAGAAATTATAACTGACGACGACGATATTCTAATAAATTTAAAACCCTTAGATCCTGGCACAATGGTTAATATAACAAACAAAAAAGGGAAGTTAATAAGGTATGATCAAATCACAGTTAATGGAATTAAGGAATTTCCTGTTGAGAAAATCTTCCACTTAGCAAGGAATAGAGTCGGGGATGAAATTCATGGGGTAAGTTTAATTGAAGCTCTTGAAAATGTAATCTTAGCGAGAAATGAAGCTATGTCTGATTGGAAAAGAGTCTTACACAGAAATGTGGATCCTTTATGGATATTTCATTTAGACACAGATGATGAAACTCAAATTGCCAAATTTAAATCTAAACAAGACGCAGCGAGGGGAAAAGGGGAAAATATGTATATTCCTAAAGGGGCAGTCATGCCTGAACTTGTTTCTATCGCAACAAACGCAACGCTTAACCCGTTATCTTGGATTCAGGGATTAAATCAATACTTCTTTCAGGCAGTAGGTGTTCCTGACATTATTCTTGGAAGCTCTACAAATCTAACAGAAGCATCTGCAAAAATAGCTTATCTTGCCTTCCAACAAACCATAGAAGAAGAACAATTATTTATAGAAGAACAGGTTTTACAGCAATTAAATTTATCCATTAACTTAGAATTTCCTGCAAGCTTAGCAAACGAAATGTTAAGTGATAAACCTAAAGTTGAAGGTAATGAAATTGAAAGTGAAACAGAAGCTACTGAGCCAAATGATACAAAAGTAGAAATGGAAGGGAGAAAATAAAAATGACAAAATATACCGACGCAGATTATAAAAGAATACAGGAAGAACAAAAAAGAGTTTATGAAGAAGCTAAAAAAACTGCTGTGCCTACAACAACCCCTGCAAAAGCAGATCCTATTATTCAGTTAAACCAACCTACAACAACAAAGAAAAACACTTTAGCTGAAAGTAGAGCTGCAGTAGAGAAAATCCCGATAGTCGGGAAAGCATTAAGTGTTTTAGCATCTCCTGTAACAACAGGTGTTTTAGCAGGAACTTTAGCTGCTCTTAGTGGAATAGGACTAGTTACCGGAGCTTTCGCTGCTAAGGGGGCTGCAGGAGCCGCTGTTGCTAAAAGTGCAGTAGGCGGAACACTTATGTATAAAACTTCTACAGGAGCCATAGTAGGGAAAGTTGGAGCATCCACAATAATCCCAAATACAGCAACAGCAGTAAAAACAACTTCTTTCTTAACTAAAGTCGGAGTAACAACAGGAGCATTAGGAACAACTATGGGAATTATCGGAACATATCCTTTTGCAGGTTTCATTAAGGAAGAATCTTTACAAACTTTAGGTATGGCAACTTACACTTCCATGCAACAAGGAAATTGGGAACTTGCAGAAAGAGCAATTACAGCACAAGAAGAAGTTTTAAATCCGGCGGTATGGGAAAAAATAATAAATGCTGTGCCTTTCTTAAATGTTGTTAGATCCTTAAAAGAATTTTATAGTGCTGCAAAATTAAAAACTGAAATTGACAGGGAACTAATAAACCAAAGAAAGATACAAGACGCAAATGGAGAAACAGACACAGACATGTGGAAAAGAATTTACAAAGAGCGAGAAGAAAGAGATGAACAAAAAAGAATATCTGATAAAGAATATTACGAAGAAATAAAAAGAAATGCTGATGAAGCTGCAAAAAATCAAAGAGCTGAAGATACTGCATATTGGAATAGAATTTATGCAGAAAGAGATGCTAAGAGAGAAGCAGACAGAATTGCCAACGAGAAGTATTGGGCAGAAGTTAAAAAAGAATGGGCAAAACTAAAAGAAGACTCACGCCCAAGCAACTTAAACTTCGGGTTATTATAAAAAATTGAAAGGGGGAAAGATGAAAAAACAACTAAAAAAAGACATACAACTTTGGGCAGGGACTTTTTCAAGAGGCTTAGCCATAGCAGGTTTAACTTTTTTCTCAACTGCTGTGACAACAGGCTTTAGCATTTCAACCTTTAGTGCAAGTTTAATTGCAGGCGGACTTTATATGTTTGCAGAGTTATGCAAATCTTATGCTATCGAGCCTGTTGGCAAAAAGGGCGAACATCAATTTTTAGTATTCCCGTAAAAAAAATGGAAGAAACAGAAAAAAAAGAAAAAGAACAACCGGTGTCTGAAATAGATAGAGCAAACTTAGCAGCTGAAAGATTAAAAAGTGCAAACAAAGAAAGAGCAAGGTTATTAGCTATAGAAGAAAAACTTTTAATTGAAAGAAAACTCTCGGGAACTTCTGAAGCAGGAACAGAAGCAAAGCCAGTTAGCGAGGAAGAATTAAAGAAACAAAAAACTAAAGAGTTTTGGAAAGGCTCAGAAATAGAAAAGGCTATTGAAAAACATGGATAAAAAAGATTGGGAAATAAGTCTTGCAGGATTAAAGGCACTTCTTAAACAGCGAGAGAAAGACATAGAGGAACTGAAACTTACAATAGAAGCTTACAATAAGAAGATAAAAACTTTGAAGAAATTTTGAGCGGAATATATCATGGCAAAACCAAAGGTTCTTGCTTTATTCCATATTCCCCTGAGTTTTTATCCGGCACACCGAAAAACGAAAGATTTAAATAGTTTGGGTTTTTGTATTTATTATGGCAGACGAAGCAGTATGTATTGAAACACCAACAAAATTCGCAAGATATACAGTTGAAGATGGAAATGCAATTCCTATTGGAACACTTCTACAATTATCCGACCCTAACACAGCAAGCGCTCACTCAGCCGATGGGCAAGCTTTCGCTGGTATTGCTTGGGAAGAAAAAAAAGCTAGTGATGGAATTACAGAAATTACAGCCGCTATAAATGGCGTATGGGATTTAACAGATGGCGGGGCAGCTATTGGAGCAGCAGGGGATATTGTTGCTTTAGACGGAACAGCAAACGAAATAAGAGAGGCAGAAGCAGCAGATTTATTAAGTGGTGGAGTTGTTGGCAAGGCTCTGGAAATTGCAAGTGCTAATGAAGTTATTAGAGTAAGAGTGGGAGAGGTCGTATAAAATGGCTGACACATGGAGAGAGGCTGATTTAAGAAAAGAATATATTGATAGTGCTGTTAAGGCTGTAAATTTAGATATGTCTAAGTTAAAAACTTTATGCACAATAGATAGTTCTGATGCATGGACAGAATCATATTATAGAGAAACAAATACCGATGCTACTGATGGTGGGACAGGAAGTGCAATAAAAGGTATTCCACAGATGGCACCATTTCCTTTTGTTGAAGTAACAGAAACAAAAGTTAGTGCAGTTGTTCTAAAATATGGAGATGAAAGCGTTATCTCTCTTGAAATGAGTCAAACAGCAACAATTCCTATGTTACAAAGACATATTTTAAGGATGGGAAGAAGGGTACAATATCAAATAGATGTTTCTATTGAGGCAGCAATGAACGCAAGTGCAGGAAATTCTCACGCTGTAACTGTTGGGAGTGAGTGGGATAGTGATACAATAGCAAACCGAGACCCTGTTTATGATATTTTAAGTGGAATCCAAGAATTAAGAGAAGACGGAATTGACGCCCTTAATGGAAATGGTTATCTAGTTGTTAATGGGCAAGACTACACAAATATTATTTCAAATTCCAAAGTCTTAAATCATCCAACCTTTGAAAGTGTAAGTGCTATTGAAAACGGAAAGGTAGGGAAATTATGCGGATTAACAATAATGGTGTCTGAAGCTGTAACAGCAGACCAAGCTTATATTGTAGTTAAAGGCGAGGCTCTTGTTTGGAAACAAGCACAAGCTATGCAGGTTGTAACTATTGAAGACCCCGGGCAATCAACTAAAATAAGATGCTGGGAAAGAGGAGTTATTCAAGTTCATGCACCTAATGCTATTTGTGAAATAACAAATACAAGGAAGGCTTAAAATGGGAAATGCTGACGGAAATTTTGAAGTTATCTCAGTAAAAGAATTTGTTAATACTAACTCTGGAAGTTTAAAAAATTCTGATGCTACAGATATTAAATGTGATGCCTACATAAAGGTTCAGTTTGCAGGAACAGCTTATTACATCCCGCTATACGACACATTAAATTAAAATGACACATGAAGGAAGGATGCAAAGAGGGAAAGAGAAAATAGAGAAAGGCATTTCTGATATTGAGACAGAATATTATTTAGCAAATTCTAAGAAAGAAGAAATCAAGCCTGAAACAAAAACTAAAACTAAAAAAAAGGTTAAAGAATAATAATTCACCCAATCAATTTCTAGTTTTTAAAATTGAAAGAGAAGCATAAGATTTAAATAATATAATTCTTTATTTATTCTATG